AGGTGGAGGTGGTAATCAACCACCAGCATCACCAACTGCGGCACAAACAGGAGGAGCAGGTGGAGGTGGAACAGGAGCTGTGTGGCCAAGCACTCAAGGAACAGCAGGAACTGCAAATACTGGAGGTGGAGGTGGAGGTGGATTAGCTAATCCAAGTGTTCAACCAAATGGTTCAGGTGGTTCAGGATTTGTAGCAATAAGATATAAATTCCAATGACAACTATAAAAGTAGATAAGATAACTCCAGGAAGTGGAACAACAACTACTCTAGGAGATAGTGGAGATACATTTACTATTCCATCAGGAGTTACTTTAGCTAATTCAGGTTCTTCTAATTTAGGCGATCAAGTTACTTATTGCACATCTACAAAGTCAGCTTCTTTTACAGCAGTAGCAAATAAAGGTTATTTTATAAATACATCAGATGCTAGTCCATTTTTAAATTATGCAGTTACAGTAGCTTCAGGAACTTTATATTCTGTTGGCGGAACTGGTAATGCTTATTTTTTAGATGGTTCAAGAAACATGGCATTGACATTATTAAAAGGTAGAACATACAGATTTACACAATCTGATAACACAAATGATTCACACCCTTTAATAATTTCAACATCAAACTCAACAACACTTTCAACTTTTATTGCTGGTATAGTTTCATCAGGAGTTAGCTATTATTTAGATGGTGCAAGTACACAATCTAATTATATTAATACTACACCTTTTAATGCAGCAACTACAAGATACATAGAGTTTCAACCACAAACTACAGGAACATTTTATTTTGGTTGTTACATACATGGTGTACAAATGGGTGGTGCAATTACATCACAAGAATTAACAGTTACTTTACCAAGCAGTCCAACAGTTGGAACAGAAATGATTGTTATTGATTCTTCAGGTAATGCTTCAACAAATAATATTACAATAGGTAGAGGTGGTTCAAAAATAAAAGGTGCTTGTTCTGATGTTGTTTTAACGACAGATAGAATAGGAGTAAGATTAATTTATTCTGATGCTAGTCAAGGTTGGGTTACAGTTACAAGTGCAAATGAAAATGCACCAACTCTTTCACCTTTAGGTATGACAGCAACAGGGGGAACAATTACAACATCTGGAGATTATAAGATTCATACATTTACGTCTGATGCAACTTTTTCAGTTTCATCTTTATCACCAGTTCCTGCAAATAATATAATTTCTTATATGGTAGTTGCTGGAGGTGGTGCTGGTGGAAAAGGACATGGTGGTGGTGGAGGAGCTGGAGGTTTTCGAGAGGGTAAATCAAGTTCTGATTCTTATACTGCTAGTCCTTTAAATGCTCCTGCAGGAATAACTGTAACGGCAAGTGATTATCCCATAACTATAGGAGGTGGAGGTGCAGGTTCTCCAGGAACAGGTTGTGGTACACCTTTTGCAAACAATAGTGGAAGTAATTCAGTATTTAGCACGATAACATCAGCAGGTGGTGGAAAAGCTGCAGGGTGGACAAATGCAGGTGCTACAGGTGGCTCAGGAGGAGGTGGAGGTGGTCCAAATGCTCCAACAACATCAGGTTATGCAGGAAATACTCCACCAGTATCTCCATCTCAAGGATCAAATGGTGGAAATGGTAATAATCCAGGAGCAGGTGGTGGTGGCGGAGGTGCAACAGCTACAGGAAGTAATGCTTCAAGTCCTGGACCAAATGCAAATGGTGGTAATGGTGGTGCAGGTGCTACTACTTCAATTTCAGCAAGTCCAACTGCATATGCAGGTGGGGGAGGTGGAGGAAATTATTTTAATCCTGGAACAGGTGGAACTGGAGGAACTGGTGGTGGTGGCAATGGTGCAACAACTCCACCTACAAGTGCAGTTGCAGGTTCAGTAAATACTGGTGGTGGTGGAGGAGGAGGTGGTGCAAACTATACAAAAGGTGAAGCAGGAGGCTCAGGAGTGGTAATAATTAGATATAAATATCAATAAAAAAAATATTGATTAAATTAAAAAAAAATGATAAAGGAGAACGAATATGGCACATTATGCAAAATTAGGTATTAACAGTAAAGTTATAGCAGTACACGTTGTAGCTGACAAAGATTGTCAGAACGCAGATGGTATTGAAGATGAAGAAGTAGGAAGACAGTTTTTAGAGAATATTCATAACTGGCCACTTTGGAAAAAAACATCTTATAACACATCAGGTAATAAACACTCATCAGGTGATGACTCTAAAGCATTTAGAGGTAACTACGCAGGAATAGGTATGACTTATGATGAAGATAATGATATTTTTATTGGTAAGAAACCTTATGCAAGTTGGGTTTTAGATGTTGCAACTGCTTCTTGGAAATCACCAATAGGTGATGCTCCAGAATTATCTGAAGCAGAATCAGAAACACACATATATAATTGGAACGAAACAGATCAAACTTGGGATAAAGAAGAAAGATAGAAATTTGAATTAATTTATGAAAAAGGTGGTGCTTTCAGAAATAGATTTAACAATCGGAAAAATAGACAGTCCAAAAGGTTTTGAGATTAATCGTGAAAAAATTAAAAACGATATAATTACATCTTACATCAATCAAAAAAGAATAAGTAATAATAAAAAAGATTACTCATATTTTGATTATGAAGTGCCTTTTTCACAACCTTTACAATGGTATCAAGATTATTTAAGAGATCATTTTAATTTAAATTATAACAAAACATTAGTACCAAAACAAAACATTGGTCTAGTAATAGAAAAAGACAAAAGATCATTTACTAGAAATTTAATTGAACCTTTAAATTTATTACACGCACCTGATTATACTTGTATTTATGGTGTAGATATTGACGAAAAAGAAGAACTTGAATTAGTAATACTTTATGATGATAACAGAAGAGTTAATAGAACTTGGCATTTACCTTTACAAAACAATGAATTTGTAATATTTCCAAGTGTGCAAAAATTCTTTATCAACGAAAGTAAATCAAAAAAACTTCAAACATTGTTAATTTCTACTTATGAATATATCTAATTATTATTGGTATTTTCAAAATGCTATACCACCAAGAATATGTGATCTAATAATAAAACAAGGATTAGCTAATAAACAAGCAGAACAATTAGCACTTACAGGTGGTTTTGGTAGAGATAGAGATTTAACTAAAGCACCATTAACTAAAAAAGAAATAGCAGATTTAAAAAAGAAAAGAGATTCAAATATATGTTGGTTTAATGATAATTGGATTTATAAAGAAATACACCCTTATATACATCAAGCTAATAAAAATGCAGGTTGGAATTTTAAGTGGGATTTTTCAGAATCTTGTCAATTTACAATCTATAAAAAAAAACAATATTATGATTGGCATTGTGATAGTTGGGATAAACCATATATAGAAGATGGTCCAACAAAAGGCAAGATAAGAAAATTATCAGTAACAGTTTCTTTAACTGACCCTAGTGAATACAAAGG